AATACCTGGCTTAAGGCCATTGGACGAACTGGAATTGAAGTAGTTCTTACTGCAAAGTCCCCGGTATAAATTTAACCTTAAAAGAAAAGAAAATGAACCCAAATACAGAAATCGAAACACACATGGCAGCATACCAAACGGAATCTGCAAAGTTTGAAGCAGGTAATTCAGCCGCGGGAACTCGCGCACGCAAGGCACTGGCCGAACTAGCTAAGGCGATCAAGGCCCGGCGCAACGAAATTACAGCAGAAAAAGCCGCACGTGCTGAAGAAAAAGCAAAAGCTAAGTAATAGTGATAAATACTTGTGACAGAATAAGATAGATTCTGTCTCTAAAATTTTAATATAAGGAGTTAGGAAGCTTATATGTCACAGTATTATGTATACGCATATTTAAATCCCTTGGAAGAGGGAAGTTATAATTCAAGTGTTTTTTCTTTTTCAGTGAAGCCCTTTTATATAGGTAAGGGCATTGGTAGTAGACTTTTTGACCACTTAAAAGATGCTAGACCGACTAGAAAACATAAAAATAGTCATAAGTTAAACACTATTAGGTTAATACAAAGTTTAGGATTGAACCCTAAGATTGTAAAAATCAGTGAAGGTCTTACAGAAGATGATGCTCTATGCTTAGAGTTAAAATTGATATTGGAGTTGAAGCAAAAATACGGCTTAACTAATATACGAACTAGCAATTGGTCATCGTTCAGGGCAGTGGCATCACACAAAAAGAAAACATTCAATAATCCTAGAAAAGATACTATAACTATATATAATATCATATTAGGTGAGCATTCTATTATAAAGTATCATCAATTGCCATTGTACCACCAAATTTTTAGTATTACTGATATTATCAATACTAGCGAAATAAAATTTAGAGTTGGATCAAAGACTCAAATGTCCAGACATGGAGAAGTTAATGGTATGTATGGTAAGTCCGCAGTTAAGGGTAAGAAATGGTGTATAGTAAACGGTGAAGAGAAATTTCTTTCACCCGATAAAATTGAAGAACTAATAAAATTAGAGTACACTATAAGCTACGGAAGATTATACAAACCTTCAGGAAAGAGAATAATTTTTGAAGGAGAGTTAAAAGGAAAGTATAGAAATGATAATGACATTTCCATTAATCCTGATAAGAAGTATCAGTATGGTTTAGTTTGGAATTTAACTAAACCTACATTTTTAAATCATAAACAAATTTGAGTAAGGAGAATCAATATGAGTTTTGACAAAACCAAATGTGACCCAATATTGGGTAAAAAAGTAAGAGAGTATCTTACTAAAGTAGGAGTAGAAACTCCCATCAACGAATCTGCTCTTGCAGTAGAAAATAAAAAGAAAATTGACATTTTAGAGGATGCATTTACTACTATTTGGAAAACAGTGGGTGTAGATTTAAATGATGATAGCCTTCGTGAGACCCCAAATAGAATGGCTAAGATGTATATTAATGAAATATATTTCGGTCTTAAAGATGAAAACTTTCCAAAATGCACAACAGTTGACAACAAGATGCAATACAACGAAATGGTTGTAGAGCGTAATGTTAATGTTCAATCTAACTGCGAACATCACGGTGTAGTGATTGATGGATTGGCTACTGTAGCTTATGTCCCTAAACAAAAGGTGTTAGGGCTTAGTAAAATCAATAGAATTGTAGAATATTTTAGTAAGCGTCCTCAAATTCAAGAACGATTGACTGAACAGATTTTCCATACATTACAATTCATTCTAGACACCGAAGATGTTGCTGTAATGATTGATGCTAGACATTACTGTGTAGCCTCCCGTGGGGTAGAAGATACAGGTAGTTCTACTGTTACTACACGATTGGGTGGTGGATTTAAAACTGATATGGCTGCCCGTAATGAATTCTATCAAATAGCTAGACAAGGTTGTGCAAAATGATTTTAATCTTGGTTATATTACTAGTTATTGCAATGATAATTGCTAGATTGACTCCAGTCAGTAAAAAATCTATTTATTGCACTGGTAATTGTGATCAAGGTCGCAAATGTGACTGTAAGCAGGATACATTATGAAATACCTATCAACTAAAGAGTATTCAAACATTGCCCCAGTAGCATATAGACAATGGCGGGCCGATAGTCATTGCAATAAAATTCACGGATATGCGCTATCATTTAAGTTTGAATTTGAATGTGATGAACTTGATGTAAGAAACTGGGCAATGGATTATGGTGGTCTTAAACCACTCAAATCCTTCCTTAAAGAACATTTTGATCACGTGTTACTATTAGCGCAAGATGATCCTAACTATGCTGATATCAAACGACTAGGTGATTTAGGATTAGCCAAAATAACTGAAGTTGAAAAGACAGGGTGTGAAGGCTTGGCTGATTACCTGTACAAGTATGTAAATGGAATCTTTCTTCCCGATTATGGTAAATCGGAAGCTGATAGATTGTGGTGTTGCAAAGTAGAAGTAAGAGAAACTCCTAGCAATATGGCAATGCGGATGGGACATAGAGAAGACAACGAAGAGTTGTTTTAACTTGCATTTCCTATGTAATCATGATATAATATGATTACATCACCGTGAGGTACATAATGAATAAACAAACCCAAGAAGTAATGTCAATTCTGGCAGAAGAATGTGCTGAAGTTATTCAAGCTATTTCTAAGTGCCAACGATTTGGCATTGACAATTTAAAGCCTGGTAAACCAAAAACTAACAGAGAACACCTTGAAGAAGAGATTGGTGATCTATTGGCTATGGTAGATATCCTACATGAACTAGACATTGTTTCATGGACTAATCTTGATGAGGCCAAAGAAGCTAAGATTGAAAAATTGAAGAAGTGGTCAACAATTTATGAGTAAAATTAAAGTAAGCGAATTATTTTATAGCCTTCAAGGAGAAGGCCGTTTCATGGGAGTGCCAAGTGTATTCCTTAGAACTTTTGGCTGCAATTTTTCTTGTAGGGGCTTCGGTATGCCCCGAGGCGAATTAAGTCAAGAGCGTATCAAAGTTGCCGCATTAAATGCATTCGGTCCATACTCTAATTACAAAGAGCTACCACTGGTAAGTACAGGCTGTGACAGTTATGCGTCCTGGGACCCTGCATTCAAGCATCTTAGTCCCATGCTTGACACTAATACCATTGCTGATAGTATTTGTGAAATGTTACCCTTCAAAGAGTGGCGTGATGAACATTTAGTTATCACGGGTGGAGAACCATTATTGGGGTGGCAACGGGCCTATCCAGATTTGATTGAGCATCCAAAGATGAGTGGACTAAATGAAATTACATTTGAGACTAATGGAACTCAGCCATTAACTGACGAGTTTGCCAAGTACCTGAAGACATGGAATCAACGCCAATATCCGCATGGTCCTGGTGGAGAAATTACATTTTCAGTTAGTCCTAAACTACCATGTAGTGGTGAGAAATGGGAAGATGCTATCTGTACTGACATTGTACGCAGTTATGAAAATGTTGGATATGCTTATCTAAAATTTGTAGTTGCTACTGAAGAAGATGCACAAGATGCCTTGAAGGCTACTGCTGAATACAGAGCCGCAGGGTTTAAAGGTCCTGTTTATCTAATGCCAGTTGGTGGTACCTCAGACTCATACTTCATGAATAATCGGGCAGTTGCAGAACTGGCTATGAAACATGGATTAAGGTACAGTGCTAGACTGCAGGTTGATCTTTGGAAAAATAACTGGGGTACGTAATTTAGTTTCATCATGAAGAAAATATTAATCACAGGAAACTCTGGATACATTGGTTCACACCTGTCCTTACTATTGAGTAATAAGTATGAGGTACATGGACTAGATCGCAAGAAACCTCAAGTAGAAGTAGCAAAGCATCATTTGCTTGATATAAATCAACCGATTTGTATTCCTGATCAATATGATGTTGTTATTCACTTGGCGGCATTAGTCAATGTGGGTGATAGTCAACGAATACCTACTGACTATTACACTACTAATGTATTTGGTACTGTGAGTGTATTGAAAAATGTAATTAGCAACAGTTTTATTTTTGCTAGTACTGGTGCTGCCATGCAGTGTAGTAGTGCATATGGTATTAGCAAAAGGGCTGCTGAAGATTGTGTACGAGACCTTTGTACCTTGTACCATCGTGACCACACGATATTCAGATTTTACAATGTAATAGGCAGTGACGGCTTCATGCCAACTAATCCTGATGGTCTGATGTACAATCTTATGAAGGCACCGGAACATGGTAAGTTCACTATCTACGGCAATGACTATAACACTCCGGATGGTACTGCCATACGAGATTATGTTCATGTCAATGAAATTTGCAATTCAATTGAACAAGCTATAGAGAATCCAAGTAATAGTGTAGAAAACCTTGGACATGGAATTGGACACAGTGTAAAACAGATGGTTGACTTATACAAGAAAATCAATCAAGTTGATTTTGATGTTAGCTATATCGGGAGACGAGATGGTGATTTGGAGACGAGTGTATTAGATCATCCATCACCGTACATGGTACAATCATACAACATAGAAAGACTACTTACAGTAGTAAATTAAAGGAAAATTATGTTCAATAAATTAAAAAATCTTTTTTCATCAGCCAAGCCTGTCTCTGATGTAGATAAAATTGTTCCTGTATTTGATGTGAGTTCAACTGAAAAGAGTCCTAAAGAAAGGGCCGAGGAATTAGGTGAACCTTACATTGCTGTGATTTCTGTTGATTTAGATCCCAATAATATTGGCAATGGTTCCTTTGAATTAGATTGGAATGATAAATTTATTGCGAATTTAGTTAGGGCAGGATATCAAGGTAAAACTGATCAGCAACTAATTGACCAGTGGTTCAATGGGATTTGTCGTAACATTATAAACGAGACTCTGGAGCAAGAGCAAGCTGATCCAGATAATAGACTAATAAACAAACGAGATTTAGGATCAGGACGATCAGAAATAAGGTAAATTTTAAGGGGCTGTTGTTGTAAAAATACAACAGACTCAATTAAATTTTTTTTATCTTGACATCCTCCACAAAGGCTGTATAATACAGTCTTCACCGACCAACTGAAAGAGACATTATTGTGTATACTCCAGATATCTATGATTTTTCTAAGCCAAAGCAAACTTTGACTATTAATCAGCAGAAATACATCATGCAAGGAGTCATGGATTCCATTAATAAGGGTCCCAATGGGAAGTTTAATGTATTACAGGCTCCCACTGGTAGTGGAAAAACTACTACAATAGCATATAATCTTCTACCTGCTATTATTCGTAGTAAACCACAGTTTACTAGTTATGTAATAATGACGCCGTCATCAGAGACAACGGATTCATTGTATAAGCTAATTTCAAAAGAGCTTGATGGGAAAAACTTTGGCGGAAGAGAAGTCATCGTATACAATGATGATGATTACCGAGCTTTTTTGATTGAAAAAGCCAAAAGACCCCGTCATGCTAAGTTGCTTGGTGATGTGCAGATTTTCATATTCACCACACAATATGTTTATAATCTGTATATGAACCGTAACGGATCACTCCTGCCCTATGCAAAACCCTATCAACAATGTTGGTTTATTGACGAAGTTGGATATGGAGTGAGTTGTCCAGGGGCAGCAGAAACCTTTTTAGACAAGGGTTACATGAATACCACGTTTGAGCCTATGTGGTTGCCCATGATAAATGCTTTAATAGATATACAGAAAATATTTGCTTATGGATTTTCCGCTACACTAACGCATAGTCAACGTGATCCATTATCTACTACTTTTTACATGCTTCCTGATATGTTAAAAGAGAAGGATGCTAATTGTATCACTGAGATACATATTAAAGATGATATTTATACTAACATTGAAAAGGGTGTGATCAATTATCTTTCTCTCATTGAACGAATTGTAATTCTTCAACAGTCTATTACAACAGACACATGGGATAAACTTGAGGGCCGCATTTATAAAATGATGCCTGCACTAATGATTACATCTGGTAAGTCTGATTCCAATCCATGTAATTCTATGCGGTATAAAGATATGCAGGCATTGGTAACCACAATGTTATACAAACACTTCAACAATCGTATTCCATCAATTCTAAGAATGTCAAATTCTTCTGAGAAAGGATCATTTTTTGATAATAAAAAAACAGCTTCCTTATCAGATAATGTTGAACTTGCAAATTCTCCTCAATATATTAATTGTCCATTAATTGTTGAATTACTGATGAGTGGTAATATGGGTATGAATATACCTCGTATCCATACAGTAATTGTTGGTAGTCGTCCTTCACAAGATACAGTTCCACATCGGGTCGTTCAAATCGCTGGTCGCTCTTCACGTATGCCATTCTTCCATAGCAATGTGTTAGCAGCGGAATTCATTCGGGACCTGGATATTGATGATGACCAGAAAGAACTAGTACTGGAATATTATATCCAATTAACAACATCCAATGTCATTCTTCCCAACAACAGTGCTCTGATGATACAGGTAAAAGAGGTATATGGTGCTGATACTTGGGATACTCTTGAAGGGACAGCAGAATTAAACGACATAGTTTTTGACAATACATTTAAATATCGGGCGGCGCGACATAAAAATTCCTTTGACATTGGAAACGCACATCATGTATATCGCAAAAATATGTGCGAAGTGTGCAGGACCGAAGAAAATGGAAAGACCAGGTGCTACAATCTTGTATTTGATTTGCACATTGAACGATATAAAACTAACATCACACATGAAGAGTTTGAAAAAACAATTTGGAGTAAGATCATTACGGGCGATCATGTGATGCGTGAAAGCCGTTTACACAATGATCCAACCAATTTGGTTTTTGTTTGTCCTTTGCTCCATGCCTGGAAGACCATAGTTTTTGAAGATTTCAGAAATGATTATACCAACTTGACAATTGAATAAACATCTGCTATAATGAGCCTATGAAAACATTTCTACTCATCGACCTGGCTAACACCTTCTTCAGGGCTAGGCATTCGGCTCATAGAGCGTCAAGCCCTGAAGAAAAGATGGCCTTCGCTTTACACGTGACTCTGAGCAGTATCAACAAGTGCTGGCGGGATCAGAAAGCGGATCATGTTATTATCTGTACCGAAGGTCGTAGCTGGCGGAAAGCTTTCTATCCACCATATAAAGCGAATCGTGCAGTAGATAGAGCCGCTGCAACTGAATCAGAACAGGCAGAAGATAAACTTTTTTGGGAGGCGTTTGACAATATGAAAACCTTCTTAACTGAGCGTAGCAACTGCACAGTATTGCAACACGCCCAACTAGAAGCGGATGATCTTATAGCGGGCTGGATTCAATCCCACCCTGCCGATTCGCATGTCATTGTCAGCAGTGATACTGACTTCTATCAGCTACTTGCGCCCAATGTCAACCAGTATAACGGTATCGCAGATGAACTCCATACACTTGAGGGAATCTTGGATCGTAAAGGTAAACTAGTCATTGACAAGAAGACTAAAGAACCGAAGAAGATTCCGGATCCTAAATGGAGCCTGTTTCAAAAGTGCCTCCGTGGAGATTCAACCGACAATATTTTTTCGGCCTATCCTGGAGTGAGGACTAAGGGCAGCAAAAATAAAGTAGGGCTTGAAGAGGCCTTTGCCGATAGAGACAAGAGGGGCTATCACTGGACAAATCTCATGTTTCAGCGTTGGACAGACCATGATGGGAAAGAACACAAAGTGTTAGACGATTACCATCGCAATGTTACTTTAGTAGACCTGTCTGCCCAACCTGATGAAATAAGGGCTATTCTAGCAGAGTGCATAGCCACTAATAGTGTTTCTAAGAAGAAACCAATGGTTGG